CTACCGTATATTCATTTGTTTTACAATCAGGATCAAAAAAACTTAATTGACCACCTTCGTAATCATTATTTAACATCAAAATAAAACTCATATTTCTAACAGGGGACGTACCTGCATCAAAGTGTGGTTTAAAAAAATGCCCTGGTTCATATTTTAGTATGCTCATTTCATTTAAAAAACTCATATTAAGAGTACATCCTGTCTCTTGTTTGTATCTAAAGAAGTATTGAAAGAAAGTTGTCTTTAAAAAATTATGAATAAAAGCCATTGTCATACTTTTTTTAACAGGAGCTACCTCATGTAATAAAACTTTTCTAATATTTGTATCTTCAACACCTATGTTATCACCTATCTTACCTTTTTGAAATTCCTCTACGCTTTTACAATACATAATGATCTTGTTTACATCACCCTGACTGATAGCCTCATCATAAACCTTTACTAGATTTTTTATTTCCATTTTGCTTTTCTCCAAAAAAACCTTTTGTAAGCATGTAAAAAACTTGCTTGTATAGTATTAATAACACTATATTTTTTCTTTATATCAACAAGACCTATCGAGTGTGACCAAGATTCTCTTTTAAAGGGTATTACTTGTGCAACAGGTGTTCCCACTTCAATAATAGTATCTATGTGTTCATATTTATCACCATTTAAAGTTAAAGGAAAGTTAATATGATTATAATAATTATCAGTGGCTACGATGCCAGATACAATCTCAAACCTATCATCTCTGTTATTAAGAGGTGCTGTAAAAAGACAAGAATAACCAGGAGGCGTAACAATAATCCAAGGGTTTAAAATTTTGTGAAATTCTAAATTTTTATTTTTTTCAACAAGAGGTGATTCTCCTAATTGTCCTGGTTTATGTAATTGAGGCCCTTCTGGATAGTTTAATTTTCGACCGAGTTCAGGTTCAGAGATCGAATACTTTACCTCTCCTTTACCATGAATTTTTTTTCCATCAGTACCTTTCCATTCATTTAACACATTATGTTTTATTCGAGTATCCTGATAGTTTCTAATTAAATATCCTGATTGTAATGTTTCTAAAAAAGGTATGCAGCCTTTAATTGTTTTATCATCAGCACTATGATTTAAAGACTTAAACCATTTTGGAATATTTAGTTTGATAGGTTGTGGTAAAATATTTAAATCTGTATGTGATTGAATGATTAAACTATCTGCTTTGAATTCAATGTTCTTATAAATCATTATGATTCTTATATTAGAATCAAGTCTAAATATCAATTATTATTTCATTGATATAAATCAATTATTATTTCATTGATATAAGAGGACGAATTGGTGTGCCCGCTTCAGCAAGAATTGTATCGATAGGATGACTTGGGTTAGCAGGACATGTGTCTCTGTCTAAAGCTCTAATTAAAGTAAGTGCATTATCAGCATCCGGTTGATTTATAGGAAAGCCTTTCACCGCTTCATAAGCTGCAATCGTATTATCAATCTCTTCTTGCCAATTTACTAAAATTCTAATTGTTTCGACTGCAGGCTGCTGTGTAAAAGTAGTCCCATCAAAATTAAAACTATTACCTTGAACAAGCCAATCGTAATCAGCGTCACTTATTTCCATAGTTGTTGCTTCGATAGACCAGTTTGGGCAGATATCATTTGGATCAACTCCTGGAGGAGCGATTTTAATAATACTATCATCTCTATGAATTATTGTAGCTGCCATATTATTATCCTGCTATATCCTCGTAAATTACAATTCCACCCTTAGTGTTATAAAGAGAAGCAGGCGAAGCTTGGCTTGATGGTGATCCAGGTACAGTAGCAGGGGTACCACCTCTACTTTCCTGTCCTAAGAAAGTTCCACTTGGTCCTCCGTTAACATATGTTCCATATCCAAAAACAAAACTTCTTGAAGATTTTTGGTTATTGTAGTTAGGTGTCATATCAATTCCTTGAGTTGAAGGTCCAAAAGTTCCAGAAGCACCTGGGTGACTACCTGGGCCACCGTTTGCAGTGTGTCCATTAGGACCGCCCCAATTTGTTGCGCCTCCAGCTCCTATGCTGTTTCCACCATTAGCTCCTGAATCTCCTACTGTGTAGGGAACGGAGTAAGGTGCTGAAATTGTTGTATGGAAAATTCCATAACCACCATGTCCAGCTGTACCGTTTGGTGGGCCACCGTTTGGTGTATTATTCATGAATGCTCCTCCGCCACCGCCAACAAGGTGTACTTGAATTTTAGTCGCTGCTGGATTAGCTGTGTAAGTTCCAGAAGGATTAGAAGCGTGTGTTAAAGTTGTAACATAGATCATGTTATTTCCACCTGCTGCTCCTGAAGCTGCAGCCGTTAATCTTCCGTCTTCGTCAACAGTTATGTTTGCTGTCGTATAACTTCCTGCAGTCACTGCAGTTGATTGTAATTGGCTTGGTCCAACAGAGTTGGCAGCCATTTTATTTAATGTAACATTAGTTTGTAAAATTTGTACAGTTCCAATTGCATTGGGAGCCATTTTATTTTGAGTCACATTAGATTGTAAAATTTGTGCAGTCCCAACTGCATTAGGTGCCATTTTATTCTGTGTTACGTTTGATTGTAAAATTTTTGCTGTTGTTACAGCATTAGATGCTATTTGTCCTGCAGCTACAGTTCCACCTAAAGTATCTAAAGAAACTTCTTTTAAATTTGTGCCGTCTGAATAAGCTGCGTAAATTTTAGCAGCATCTAAAGTAAATCCTGTGCCTGATGCAGTTTTAATAGTTAAGTTTGCTGGGTTAGTTAATCCAGTTGCGTCAAAGATATAAAATTTTTCTATGCTATCAGGTATAGTACAAATTGTACTTGCTGCAATTGATGCAGTAGCAAATTTAATTACCATGTTTCTAGCGTTCGATAAAGTTGCGTTTGTCATCGCAAGAGCTAAAGTACCACCACTTGATAATGTTACTTGTTCGTAACCAGCTATTGCTTGTTGTACTAAGTTTAAGTTTGTATTAGTTTTATCACCCCATGTACCAGCGTTTTCGCCAGTTGTCATTAACTCCAATTTGAGGTCTGCAGAATAATTTGATGCCATATAATCCTTATTTTAACCTAATTAAGCAGCAAGATCAACAGGGGACCAATTATTAGTTACCCCAGGATCTATCTCCTGCCATGTTGTTAAGATAGGTGAACCAATGCTCGCTGTCAACCCTATACCAGAAACGCTAATACCTGCAGTACCTGTAATTGCTACTGATCCCACAGATGTAGTTAATGCACCCGCAGTAGTTACAGGATATATTGATGCTTGGCTGGCTGATCCTATTGCTGTAGTAACTGCTTGACCACTTACTGCCTCTACTGTTGTTTGAACTAACGTAATAGAACCTAAAGAAAGTGAAGCTGATATTCCTGTTACATCTACAGGTATTTTTGGCTCAGGAACTACTTGACCAATTGATCCTGCTAATGCTTGACCTGAAACACTTTCATTAGTTGTTTGAACTAAACTTTGTTGACCTAACGATGTTTGTAGTGCAGGTTCACCCACAAATACAGTAATGTTTCCATCAATTACAATTGACTCTAAACCTTGAGTTATAGTTAAAAGACTCAAACCTGCTTGAGATACTTGGTGATCTATTTGAACTGTAGGTGAACCAAGCGAAGTTGACATCGATTGACCTTGTGCAACAGCAGAGAAAGCTCCTCCCCATACTAAGTTACCCCAAGATAATCTACCCCAACCTTCACCAATTAAAAATCGTTCATCTATTGTTGCTGCACCAACGTTTGTGGTTGCTGCCTGTCCTGTTGGAATAATTGTTGCTCCTCCAGTGGCTTCCGAAGCTGTGCCTACTGAACTTGCTAAAGCTTGACCTGTTACTGCAACTTCTGTTGCAATTTCAACTGTTGATGATCCAACAGATGGAGTAAGGCTTTGTCCTGTTGGCGAATCACTTGAACCAAATTTTGCAGTTGCTCCACTTATACTGGTTGATAAAGATTGACCTAAAGCAACGATATCACCTGCAACACCCCAAGCGTTCTCACCCCAATATAATCTTCCCCAACCTTGATTTATTTCTCCTGAAACATCTGTTAGTGTTCCTAATGATGTTGTTAAACTTTGACCTGATACAGCAACACTTATGTCAGCTTGATTGCCCCAGTCGTTTATACCCCATTGACCTTGACCCCATTTATTATTAGCCATGTATTACCTCGGGGAATAACGGAGAACCCGCTATGAAAAACAAATTAATAATGTTCGCCATAGCAGGCCCCTCCTTTAAGTTATGCGATTCTCAATATTGCTGCTGCCGTTGTAAATGCTGGAAACTGAATTGTAAAAGTTCCGTTACTCGCAGTTTTTTCACCGCCAAAATCTAATACTGCCACTGCTTTATCGCCATTAGTGTCATTATAAATTAAAGCGCCTCTTGCTGTGATTGTTACACCAACAAAAGATAAATCAGCAAAATCCGTTATTGCTGTATTTGTTGCTATTGATGTTCCTACATTGACAAGAGCTTTACCACCTGAAGAGTATCCACCTGATGGTGATGTTACTTGTCCACCTGTAGTAAAAGACGTTGTTGATTTTCCTAAAGTCGCTGGTGTTCCGTACATTGATAACTTAAATGAGTTTCCACCAGGGTGACTAAAATTATGAGTTGCTTCTAATAATTCTTTTTTGAAAGAATTACAGATTGCGTTAGTTGTTATTGCCATTTTATCTCCTTAATTAATTATGGTGACGGTGAAGGTATTTTAATTCGAGGAACTCCACTGTCGTATTCTCCTCTTCTTCGTCTACCCATTTGTTGTAGACCAAAAGCTTGTATGCTTTGATTATACCTATCAGAATACAGTTTGTATAGGTCTTCAGGGCCTTTTAAAAAGCCATAAGCTTCTTTTAACACTCCGTATAATAATA